TTTAGTCCTGCCACTGGTAATTGGATTAGTTTCCGCGAGATGAGCGATTACGTTCGTAGTTGCTCTATTGCACATACTAACAAGACGGACGGTTTGGGAGAAACTCGGGAGTACTTAGATGCTATCCGATACACTCAGTGCCCACACGGGTACTTCGATGCCGCAAAATGCGCAGAGTGTTCTATTTTTTCTCCAACTTCCGACTACTATCCGGAGCCAGATGCTATCACCACTGTTGAGGCACTCGCACCATTTTTGTGCGTTTTTCTCTGGCACTTTCGTGACACCTTGATGGTAGCATACTCTACTGTGGTTATGTGGCTTTGTGCTCCTTTTCGATTTTTCGAATCGGTTGACCGCAACATCGATCACTATCACGCGACTCGTCAGATGATCATAAGCGATATTTATACCGCGAAAACTTATGCTGACAGAGTTGATTCTATCCTCGCTCGGTACGATCGCTACAAAGAAGACTTCATGATTCTGAGGTCTAAGGGATTGTATCTACTTGCTGGTCTTGTCACAGGACTGATTGCTTACAAAGCAGTCGGCGCCTACAGATCGGGAGGCTCTACTTTTCATCAAAGTTCTGAAGACAATGTTAACTCAATGTTTCAACACAACACCGACATCGTTTTCACGAAGGACTTAGAAGAAGACGATTACTTCCCTACGGCATCCTTGGATATGGACGGCGGTCTTCCGTCGGGCAAACTTCAAGGTAATCCGTGGCAAGTAGACGAGGGTTTTATTCATGGCGGCTCTAAGTCACAAACTCCAGCTCAAATTCTTGAAAAGCGTTTGAAACGCAATCTTGTGGTTGCCGAATTTCGCATCAAGAACACGAATAAGATTCTACGAACTCATTTATTTGGGGTCAAAGATCAGTACGCTGTGGGAGTGTGGCACACACTTCGGCATTTTGCCGAGGGAGCATCGTGCACGATCATGCGTTTCAACGAGACGCAGACCGGCACCCATGTTACGCCCGAACACTTAATGTACGGTACTCCGGCATTATGTGTTCAGATTGGTCCAGACCTTGGACTGATCAAGCTTATTGACGTTAATGCGTTTCGCGACGTCTTTGAGCATTTCCCAGTCAAAGCTCAGTACTTAGGTTCAGCGGCTAAGAGCAAAGGAACTAATTATTTCCATGCTCGTGAACAGCCCCACTCAGTGCAGAGCGTTGGCTTCCAGGGAACTTTTTCCACTGTTCAGTATAATGACAGTCACTCGACTACGGTTTACCGATCTCCGGTATTTTGTGGTCCGTTTGAAAACCCTCATGCTGGACACTGCGGATCTCCTCTCTTGTCTCAAGTAGGCAGCAACATTCATATTAATGGAATTGCTGTGGCCTCCAATTTTTCGCACAAACAAGTTTGTTTCCACGTAGTGGACCAGACTATGATTGCTGCAGGAATGAAGGCTATTTCCTCTAAACACGGCATCATGTCTCCGACCAGCTCGGTAGGATATGAGGAATCCGTCGCTTTCCGCGACCACGTCGCTTCGGTGGTACCCTTGGACTCGCATAGCCATGCTTACTGGCTTGAGCCCGAAGACAGAGGAACGATAAAATGCTACGGCAAATTGTCTACTCACTACGGGTCAAAGATGCGATCGAAGGTGATCGACTACCCTCTGAAGGAAGCTCTTTTTAAGACTTTTCCTAAAGAGTATTTCCATGACCTTATCGCTCCCGTTTTCAATGGGACGCGCGTCAATGGCGAATGGAAATCGCCAGAGCGTAATGCTCTGAACGATCTCGCTCGCCAAGTCACCGGAATTAATTCGGTTCACTTAGACGCTGCCGTCGATGATCTCGTCGCCAAGTTCGTTAACATCCCCGACTTCAAACTCGACCGAGTCTGGAATCTCGAAACATGTATAAACGGACAACCCGGTACTGAAGCTAAGGCAATGCCTAAGAAGACGTCTGCGGGTTTCGGCGAGCCTGGAAAGAAGCTCCACCACATTGAGCCTGCTAATCATGAGGAGCATCCTCACTTTATGCAGCTCAATGAAGAAGCCTTGGAAAGGTTTAACACTATTGACTCTCTTGCGCGTGCAGGAAAGCGGTCAGGAGTGATTTACAAGACCTGCCCAAAAGACGAGCCGCGCGCTGCGGAGAAGGTTGCTGAACGTAAGATTCGCATCTTCACACTCGGACCAATGAGTTTTTACTTGTTGTGCAAGAAGTACTTTGGCGGATTTATGTCCATCTATACCAAGAACTTTCTTGATACCGAGACCGTCGGAGGAGTGAATCCTTTTTCCAAAGACTGGGGTCGCATTTACAAGCGTTTATCGAAGTTCGACAACGTTGTGAATGGCGATTTTAGCAAGTTTGACAAGAAGACGGCGCTCGTTCTTCTTATGGCGGCCGTCACTGTGATGGTCCGCGTCAAACTCCATTTTCTCGATGAGGATGAAGATCCTCAATTCGTTGAGGAATACATCAACGCCATGCGTGTCATCGCAAGCGAAATTGCCAACCCATTGGTGAATCTTGATGGTTCTTTACTCGAACTGCCCGGTTCTTTAAGTTCCGGTGTCTTACTGACATTTATTTTGAACGATATTGTAAACTCTCTGTATATTAGAATGGCTTATTACCATTGCTATTCAAACATTTTTGTAGATAAACCCCTGAAGGATGCTGTAAGCTCTTTTTCGGATAATGTTGTATTTTACTCACTAGGAGATGACAACACTTATACTATTTCAGACGATTCATTGAAGTTTTTCAATTTCCGAACCATTCAAGCCTATTTTAAAAGCATTGGTTTGAAATACACTCCCGCTGATAAGAGCGATAACGAATATGGTTCGATGCCCCTTCGCTATGCCTCGATTGGCAAGCGAAAGTGGGTTTTTGATGAAGAATATCAGTTGTGGCTTTGCCCCATCGAAAAGCCATCTATTATGAAGACGTTGACTATCGGACTCCGTTCCGAAGAGTTGACACCTTCAGAGCATGAGGCTGCATGTCTTTCCTCTGCTCTACCTGAGTTAGCGCAATATGGTAGAGCCGAGTTTGACGCGCGTGTCTCAGAGCTCAAAATTTTGAGTCCCAATCATATTTATCACGACTACGATTATTATCTAGAGCGTCAGTCTACCGACGGTGTTACGCCGTGGGTTCCAGAACAAGACGCAGTCGAGGAGTATGAATGGACATCAGGCTAAGCTGTGATGCCTTCTTAGGAATGCCAATCAGCGATTGACCGTGATCACTACTAAGCTTAACAAACATACCATATGAGCTGAAGTAGAAGCTGGTCAATGACAGTGGGAACGGTTGTTTAACCGTAATGACTATTAACCGCCTGCTTAAGGATGAGAGTCCCAATAAGGTTTTAGTCTGGTATGTACTATCGAGAATGGCTTGAGGCAGCTACTCGATTAGTTTTATCGCCTTTCTAGTAATTCCAATTCACAGTCTGCCGACTATAATGGCACACAGAAGGATGTCAGTGACGTAATAGCAGCTGACAATTTTTACGTTTCCGAGAAGGATCCGGATGTTCAACACGAGCAGACCGCTACTTTTAAGGAAACTCCTTCTGTATATACCGTCGATATGGCCGCTCCGCGCGACCACACTTATAATGACGGCTATTCCGATAATGTTCCGCTCGGTAG